CGATCGCAGACGAGCCGGACGATCCGCTGCACCGGACGATAGGCGAGGAACTGGTGTCGGTGCGCGGCAGGGCCGCAGGGTACTTCCGCCGCCTCAAGGCGACGATGAGTTCGTACGTGTTCTCCGGGATCTACCAGCAGTCCCCGACAGCGCCCGAGGGGAACTTCTTCAGGCGGGCGACGTTCCGGTACTGGCGGCCGATGGAGGCGTGGTCGGACGGCCGGGAGCGTATCGACCTGGAGGGCCAGCCGATCACGATGCAGGACACATGGCGGTTCGCGACGGTCGACGTTGCCGCGTCCACCAAGACCAGCTCCGACTACACCGTGATCGCCGTGTGGGCGGTCGACCTCAGCGGGAACCTGATCCTGCTCGACCGGACACGGGCGCATGTTGAGATGCACGACCACTTCAGCCTGCTGCCTCCGCTCGCCGCCAGGTGGCAGTTCAATCAGGCGTACGTCGAGAAGGTTTTCTACAGCTCGACGTTCGTCAAGGACGCCCAGGGTGCGGGCTACGCGATCGCTGAGGTCATCGCGGACACGGACAAGGTGACGCGCGCCATCCCCGCCGCCGGACGGGTCCACGCGGGCAAGGTGTGGTTCCCTACGGAGGCCGCCTGGCTCGATGAATGGTGCGATGAGCTGGCGATCTTCCCGCAGGGCGCGCACGACGATCAGGTTGACGTACTCAGCTACGCAGCCCGTATAGTGGTCTCCGAGTGGACTCCCGCACCTGCGCCTGCCAGGCAGGGACTCTCCGCGTCCGAGCGGACCGTGAACCAAGCCCATAGCTCAGCTACCGGCAACGGGCACGGCGAACTCGACATCATGCACGTGCCGTACTAAGGCAGCGGAGGTACCGGTGGCAGGCAGCCCGATGACCCGGCCACCTGCACCGACCTCGGACATCGGCTCGACTGACCTCTACTGGGGCACCTGGGGCCAAGGTCTACTGTCCGACTGGTGGGAAACCACAGCCGATCTGATCTGGCCGCAGTCGGTGATCACGTACGGCCGGATGCGTCACGACCCGCAGCTTCGCGCGGTCCTCAACGCGTACTTCCTGCCGATCCTCCGGGCGACGTGGGTACTCGACCCGGAGGGCTGCCGCGACGAGGTGGTATCCCACTGCGCGGACGGGCTCGGCGTCGGCATCCTCGGCACCGACATCGTTCCCGGCCCCGCCCGCCGTCGCGGTGTGATCTGGATGCGGCACCTCCGCGAGGCGCTGTCGCATCTGGTGTACGGGCACATGCCGTTCGAGTTCCGGTACGAGCTGGACCCGAAGACGAATCTCTTCCAGCTCGCGAACCTGGGGCAGCGGTCACCGTGGACGCTCGCGCAGATCCACCTGAACAGGGACAGTTCCATTCAGGAGATCGTGCAGACGACCCAGCCTGAGCCGATCCCCTCGAACCGTCTCCTGTGGTACGTCAACCAGCATGAGGGCGCGAACTGGGCGGGTATCTCGATGCTCCGCCCGGCGTTCGGCGCGTGGCTCCTGAAGCACGAGACGTGGCGGACGCACGCAACGTCGATCCGCCGGTTCGGGATGGGTGTCCCCACGGTGACGGCACCCCCCGGTGCGACCGCAGCGCAGGTGCAGGAGGCAACGAACCTAGCGTCCGGGTTCCGCTCCGGTGACCAGTCCGGTATCGGTATGCCGCAGGGCTTCAAGTTCGAGCTGTCCGGCATGACCGGCTCCGCTCCGGACGCCCTGTCATTCATCAAGTACCTCGACGTAGTGATGGCGAAGATGGTCCTCGCGCAGCTCATCGAGCTGGGCCAGACCGACACCGGCAACCGCGCCCTCGGTGAGACATTCCTGGACCTGTTCCTGCTGTCACTTCAAGGCGTGGCCGACGAGATCGCGACCACCGCATCATCCGGTCACCCAGGCGACCCCGGCACACCCGGCATCCTCACGAACATGGTGGACGTGAACTGGGGTCCGGACGAGCCAGCCCCACGCATGGTCTGCACTGACGTTGGCGAGAACTACGAGGTCACCGCCGAGTCGCTGGAGTTCCTGACCAGGTACGGCGCGCTGTCCCCCGACGAGGGCCTGGACGACTGGATCAGGGAGCGGTGGAGGCTGCCGCAGCGCATCGGGGATTGGCAGCCGACCTCGCGTGGCCTGCCGTCACCAGGGCAGCCCGGCGGTGCGTTCCTGCCCGCTGGCGCTTCACCGACCCCGCAGGCACCAGGCGCGAACGTCGGCGGTGTGGAGGACACGGGCGAGGAAGACCTGCACCCGACG